CCATTTTAATGCGAAACTTATATGTCTGTTCGCTTTCTACAAGATAACTCTTAAAACTTTTCATTGTGGTATTCCTCAATTATATGTGTGTATTTATTACTTTTCTTGATTATTTCTGCCGAGAATTTCCATAAGAAGTTGGTTACGATCCACTGCTTGTCCTTGTCCATCTTCAACTTCTTCACCAGATGCTTTTGCTTCTCGAGCAAGGCGTGCATCTAGCGTTGCTTTTTTAAGTTGTAGATCAACCATACGCAGTTTTTTATTGATCTTAGCACTCTTTGCGCTCAGTGCTGTATCCAACATACGGCTCGCATTGCTGAATATTTCACCACTAAAACGTGCTTCTACGTTCATGCCCAAGTCCATTAAGTCTTTGAATGTGTCCTGTGCTAGTTGTGCAATCTCATCCATTTCTTTGTCGCTGGTGTCAAGTTCACGCACACTGGGCAGTGCAGCATCAATCTTATCCACACTAGTTAATGCTGTTTGTAGTTGCGGAATGTCGTCTGCTGTTACAGCTTCTACAACTCTAGTATTTTCTTCGGCTGTTATATCTAGTTCGTCTGCAGGTGCTACATCGAACAATTCTTCTAGTTTTTTTGTCATATTTCAATCTCGTTAAGTCCAAACTCTCTGTCCAGATACTTGTATTCAACTTTAACAGGTTCCCACACTTTAATGTGTTCTAGAACAGCGTTTGGATCAAATGGGCCGCAAGTGTATACATCTAGTTGTATTAGTGCCGGATCCTGTTCATTCCACACATGGCAGGCAATGTGACTTGTTTCAATAATACAAATACATGTAGGACCTTTATTGCCTTCAATAGTAGTTATGTCTGCACTGATAGGACCTGCAAGAATTTTCATATCAATTTTAGTTATTAGGTTTTCTACCCAGGCTTTTAGTTCTTGTTCTTGTGGTGGGCGTTTAGCCTCTATTCTCATAATGATATGTTTGTGTACTAATTCCATTGCTACCTCCTGCCATTATGGAAAATATCATCTTCAGTTACAACTCTAAAACGCAAGCCTTTATGTTTTGCCCATTTTGCTGCTGCTTCCCACTTTGCGTGGTTGATAGCAATAGCAAGTTTTTCTTTTTCACGAGTCTTTTCAGTAAGCATGGTCTGTGCTTTGGGTTTGATCTCAATAAGTTCAGCATGTTTGTTGCCGCGCTTGTCTTGATATACTACAACAAAATCTGGCACATATACTGTGCCTTTGCCTGTAAGTGGATTACGATAGGGTATTTGTATTGCTTCACTTGCCCAACTTATTACACTTGGGTTGTTATCGCAAAAACGCATAAATGCATGTTCCCAACCACTACGATAGCGAGGCTCTTTGTTTCCACTATACTTGTCTGGGTTTGCTATTGTGTATATACCGTTAGCGTATTTGTTACGACTAAACATTATGCACTCACTTGGCGTGCTATGTTCTCATTTGGAGTAATATTTGCTTCATAACCTAATAAACTTCTAGTACTGCGGCTTAGATTCAAAAACATTGGAATAGAACTTTTTAAGTCACCACTTTGTTCAAACTCTTTTATAATGTCTACTATGTAAGTATTAAGATCGTTGGCTGCCTGAATAGTAGCGGCAGTAAGGGCAGCGGCAGATTCTTCATTATTAGTGCGTGCTATAAAAAAACTCTTTGCTACTTCATATTCCTGATCAGTCATTTTAATAGGTGCTGAAAAATAATTAGTAAAATAATCTTGTACTCTTTGATCAAAGCTATCAGCTGGATTTATTAGTGGTAAATTAGTTTGCTGTGCCATAATTACTATTCTTCTTCAGACCTGTTGTTAACATAAGTTGATTTTTGTGTATACTGTCTTGTATCACTAATTTTAGATGCACTGCTAATTGTACCAGAGCCACCTGGAATTCTTTTTGCATAGCCTACATTGTTTGATACAGAAACAGGAGTTGTATTGGATGTTTGTAAAGATTTACCTTGACTGCTTATTAATCCACCAAGGAATCCAGTTACACCAGTACCTTGTTGTTGGTTGCCTATGATTCCATCTATAATGCTTCCAGATTTGCTACTTATGAGTTGTTCTACTTTTCCTGTTACAGGCACAAGAATATTACTTGTTGGTTTTTTTCCAGTTAGTAAATTATTTGCAAAAATACTAATTGTATCAGTTAATACATTACCTGTATTCAATTTTTGTTGATTATAGATTATGTCTGCGTCTTTAATAACTCCAATAACATTTCCCTGGAATAAATCTTTACTTTCTTGTCCAGCTACATTTTTTATTTCACCGTTTATAAATGCTTCCTGAGTAGGATCTCCATCATATAAATCACTCACTTCCACATCATAATGTATATCAGCAAATCCTTTTGGTGTAATATTATTTACATATCCAGTTGCATATTTTACAGTTTCGTATGCAAGTTGCATAGTATTTTCCATTAAACCACCGTTAGCGTAAGCATGACTGTCATGACTAAATGCAGTAATAATTGGATTAATTAATGTGTACTCAGCAAACTTATGATTATGCATGCTGTAAATTTTAATGTTTTTAAAGAAACGTTTATTGCCACGTTGCATACCCCACTGTTGTTGTACACGATCACTATACTTGTCGTATGCTGTGTAACTATTACTGTCTAGACTATAAGTTGGGTCTGCATTATAATAGATGTAATACTTATGCCAAAGATTGCGTATAAGTTCTTTTGCATCATCATGGAATCGCACAGATATAGGATTGTAACTCATACTATGATGGCTTTGTACTTTTCTATTATATTGATTGTGTGTTTGGACGTCAACAGTATATGTTGGCAAATCAACACTTTTTACTAAAATAGGGATTTCTAACTGGTCTACAGTGTTAAATAGAGTTGCTGCTTCAGATGTAAATTCAAATACTACATGAAATAGGTTACTATATCTAGGCTGTAACTCGTAGTTATTGTCAACAAAAGTACGCGATGCATGTTTATAGTCGCGCACTGTTTCGCCAGATGTTAAAGGTGATAGTGAATTATTTACACTAGCCATTGGAATAAACTCCTATTAGCCAGTTACTGTTTGACCTAGTGTTCTCGCTACACTTGCACCAATGCCTTCACCTAGTGGTGTCTGCACTGCATTATCAAATCTAATACTCATTGCAACTGTCGCAGGCTCTTGACTTGCATAGTTTAAATCACCATAGTTGATGTTTTGTACAAAACAGCCATATAGTTCCCAAGTTTCAAGTACATTTGGTGTGTTAGCACCATTACCACCGTCTAGGATTTCAAAGCGTGTGATAAATTTGTAGTCAATGCCTGAACTTGCACTACTTTGCTCCATGAAATCAAACTGCTTTTGAATTTGCTCTCCGCACAATTTAGTAACACCGCCATTTACATCGTCACGTAGGTTGACTGTAACAGGATCCCAGGTATGTTTGCCTATTAAATATGTTCTACTGTTATATATTTCAATGGGCATTTCCTCAAAAGTAACTGCTGGACGAGTAATATCTATAACCTGTTTAGTGAGTTCTGTGCGAGGGGTACTTACACCAAAGTTCTCAAATGATGCACGGAAGCGATATTTAAGTTTTGGCATGAGCAGGCCTTGGCTTGCTGCACTCTGATCACCGTCAATAGGTACTGTAAATTTTGTTAATGATGAAACTGACATTTTGTTTCGCTCCTATATAATATAAAAGTATTTATCTTATTTCAGTCATAAAAAATGAGGGGTATTTCTACCCCCCATTAGTTTCTCCGATACGTTAAACTGTGCTTGCTGCAGCTACGTTTCCGCTTGCAATTTCACCTGTGTTCTTAAGGCGGATTGGAATAAAGATAAATTCCGCAGCCTTTGTAGGTTCAATAGCAATATCAACATATAATTCGTTACGATCAATTCTATCTGCAGTGTTGTTTGTTTCATCACACACTACCAAGTAATCATATACACCACGCTTTGCAACCAAATCGTTTAGAGTTTGTTCAATCTGTTGTTTGATTTCATCTCGAGTAATCTTATCGTTTGGTTCAAAAACAAAGCCTGTTGCAATACCCTGCATCTGGTTACGCAAGTAACCAACTAGTCTTGCAACGTTGATGCGATCTAGCGCACTAGTGCTTGTTGCACGAGTCTTGTTACCATAGTTAAGAATACCACTGCCGTTAAAGAATGCAATTGGATTAACTCTGTTTGAATACAGTGTATCTCTTACACTTTCACGAATGTTATCATTTACAAATGCGCCTGTTGCACTGTTAATGTAACCAATACTTGCAACGTTGTCTACTAGTCCACGGCGTGTACCTGCTGGCGCAAACCATGGGAAACTAATATCGTCACTTCTTGCAATTGTGCGTAATATTGCATGACTTGCAGGAACAACAATTGTATTACCGCTTAGGTCGTTAGTTGTTGCACTTGGATAGAACACACCCAAGTACGGATCACTAGTTACTAGTCCATCCTCATTGTTGTCTGCTGCTGCCGCAGCGTTTGTTGCCCAATTTTGAATAGCAGTACTTGTTGCTGCTAGTCTCATAGGACTGTCACCTACTACAAATGAAGTGTTACGTCTATCGTTGTTTAGACTAACCATATTACTGATCAGTTCTGGATAGCCTGGTGCTGCAATAACGTTAAATGTTCTTGCATCTTCACGAAGCTCTGTGCTTGCATCAAGTGCAGCTTTCATTGCATTAGTAACAATTCTGCGTACTGCCTTGCGTCCAAATGTAGTACCACTCTGTGTTACCCATGCATCCTTTTCTGTAGGAAGTGTTGGATATGTACTTGTGTCACTAAAGTTAGTGCGTGAGAAGTAATCACTCTTAAACTGCTTTACACCATATGTACTACGACGTGTATTAAACAGTAGCATACCACGTGGGTAAATTGTTGGATCTGGACGATCAATGTCTAATACATCACTGCTTAGTAGACTTGCAGTTGTTGGAATTGTACCAGTTACAACGTCTGTTGTTGTGTCACCCATAAAACGTGCATCACCGAAAATAATACCATTTTCAGTTGTTGTGTCTGTTTTATCAATTGCTACCCAACGTGCTTCGCCACTTACTGTTTGGCGTCTGTAAAGTGCTGGATAGTTTTCCAAATCACTTGTATCAATCCACAAGTCACCGTTAACTAGTACAGTGTTGTCACTTTGGGTAGTTGGCTCAACAGTGCTAAAGATAACACCTGCAGGATCTGTATCTGATAGTGTAAAACCACGTGTGTCAGTGATGTTCTGATAGCCTCTCCAAGTTGTACCATCATGGATCATAATATCTGCTTCAAAGCCACCTGCATACCAGTATGTGTTGTCTGCTGGATTTGCACTAGGTGAGCTAGTTGCTGCAGTATATGTGTCTGCAATCCAGTTACTTAGGATAAGATCACTTGCATTGCCTGCACGAACCTGCTTAGTAGTAATTGCTGTACTAATACCTGCATCTGCTAGTGGAGTACCACTTGTGTCTTTCATTACAATTACGCCGCCTAGTGCATGTGTAATTACCAAGTAACCGCCTGAGTTAACACTTGCACTAACGTTTGCAACGCCTGCACCGTTAATGTCACTTGCAATGTCTGCAATACC